ATATCAGATGAGTCATTCAAAGTTTTATTTGCTTTTTCCAATGTTTCTTTTTCTGCTAATAAATCTGTTTTATTCTGTTTCAGTTTTTCAGAAGCATCAGATATTTTCTCATTGTATTCATTACGTTTTTGAGTACCATATGGTAAATTTTCAGCTGCTTCCTTATACAAAGCAATATTTTTTTCAAGTTCTTCATTTTCTGATTCCATTTCAGAAATACGTTTCTCACTCAATTTCACATTGTATTGTGCTTCCATTTGAGCCTTTGTAGCTTCTAATTTTAACTGATATTTAGCTTCTTCCTCTGCTTTTTGCTTTGTGAATTCTACAGATTGCTTTAATTCATCATTGGTTTTCTTTTGAACAAGTCTGTTATCACTTGATATCTCAAATACATCGCCAAGAACCTCGTTAATCTTTTTAACTAATGTTTCAGCCTCTGCTAAATCTGATGTATCAATAACACCAGTTTTTCCACTCAATTCTTTTAATCGAGATATTGCATCTGTGATACTTTCTGCATTTGCTTTGGCAGAATTCATAGCATCATCAAAAGAACTTGTTGCATTATCCATTGAACTAGCCAGATCATCTACCGCCTTAGCCTGCTCTTGAATTGTTTCTGAACAATCCTCAATATTTACTTCTGTATCTTCTTCCTGACTTCCAAACAAAGCAAATGCTCCAACTAATAAACCGATGGCAGTTGCAACCAATGCGATTGGATTGTTAACAAGCCATATCAATGCTTCTCCAAGTTTAGATACAATCATACCAGCTAAATTTTTCAAAGGGGATTGTGCTTCCATCATGCTAGTACCAAATATAACCATAGATGCTGATGCTTTCCCTGCCATATCTTTAAATACAGACCATACTCTTGTATTTAACAACAAATCATTCAATGTTTTTAAAGCAGTTTGTGTTCCGCCAACACTAGATTTTCCATCATATATAGCAGACCATATTTTTGAATACAACCCACTATTTTGTAATAGCAATGAGTTTAATGCACCTAGTGTTCCTAGATGATTCTTTAATGTAGTAAATAATTCAACAAATTTAGCTATTTTTATCGTCAAGAACATACCAGTTAAAGCACTACCTAACGCTACAACTAAAGGCGTACAATCAGCTACCCAATCGACGATTTTAGCTAATAATTCAATTGCCACACCTATGATTCCACTAATTACTCCAAAAGCACTTCCGAAAACTGGAACAAGTGTATTTTTTAGTCCTCTTATAACTGGTTTTAAGAAATTATCATTGAAACTTGATGCAAGTTTCAAAAATGCAGTAGCTAAATCCCATATACTTTCAAATAAAAATTTACCACCATTATCCCAAACAGATATAAAGAATTTTTGTATGGATGTTAAAACAAGTGTTCCTGTATCTAATAATCCAAAGAATAAATCGGATGCCTGTTGAAAGAATGGTTTCCATTTTTCTCCTACCACATCAAAAAAGCTAGACCATAAATACTTACTATTTTCTAGCATTTCATCAATGTTGCTCATAATTCCAGCACCATATTTATTCCAGCTGTTTCCTAATGGCTCAAATATGTTTTCATTGATTCCTTTATTCAGCTTATCTATCCACTCTATGATATTGTCACGAATATCCATAGCTTTCATACGAATGTTGCCGAATAAATAATCATAATCTTCAAGTGCTTTTAATAATCGTGGGTCTACCGTCATTCCACCAGCGCTTCCACTAGCGCCACCTGAACCACTTCCAGATGTAGATGATTGTGTTGGAATTACATTGAACACATCAAATGGTGCTTTAAAATTCTGCCATTCTTTTAACTTCTTATTTGTATCATCCAATCCATCATTTACATCATCAATATCATCTGATATATCGCCAAAGCTGTTATCTATATCATCTAATATCGTTCCGGTCTGACCACTAGAATCAGGCATTTCATATCCAAGGAATAATGCGAATGTCTTTATTAATTCTTTTATTGCCATTACAAATCCATTTATATAAGGTAATACTTTTGCAATCGTACTGTAGAATACCGCACCAATCCATCTTCCAACTTCTTGCAATTGCTGTTGTAAAACACGTAACTGGTTAGCTGGTTGTTCTATCGTTCTTGCAAAATCTCCCATGGCGGCAGAACGTGCCATTTGTTGCTGTAATGTCAATATGATAAGCAATCGTTTCTCAATCTCATTCATTTGAGATATCTTGCGATCATTAAGTCCGATTTCATTCATTGTGGCTTGTAATACATTCTGAGTGATGTCATAACCAGATACACTACGTATAGGTCTTACCTGTTTACTCAACGCCGCTTGAAATTTTGTAGATGCCTGTTCTATTGAAGTGTTGTATAAAGAACTAAAATCTAATGCCATTTTAGAAACTCTTTCAGATAACATATATGACATTTCATCTGTCAATCCACCTAAAGAACCAAGCATGTTTTTAAATGTTGCTTGCATTTGCATCATATCTGGTACAGCCATACCAAACATTTTCGACATTTGATTCTGGAATTTCATGGCTTCATCGCGCATATTTCCCATAGCACGAGAAAAATAGTTTTCTGTTTCAGTAAAATCAATGGCTTTACCTATAATATCTCCTATAGATTTAAACACCTGTTTTGACATATTATAGAAGTAAATTATATTGCCTACAGTAAACATCTGACTGATTTTAGATTTTGTCTTATCCGCTTCATTTCCCAGATCATTTACTTTTTGTTTTGCTTTTCCGATATCTGTATGAAATTTATCTAGTGCCTGTGTAACAGTAGCTAAATTTTTAAGTTCACTCGATGCTTCTTTTAATTTTGCAATAAAAGGAGCAATCTGAGTATCTAAAGTACTAAAGATACGACCAATCTTATTGGCATCCAATGCCTCAATAGATTTCATGATTGATGGTATCTCTTTTAATTTTTCTATATCGCTGACATTGAATCTAATATTCATATTATTAAGCTGTCTTAATGAATTAGCAATACCAGTAAGGCTTGGTATTTGTAAGTTTCTAAGCTTGTTTTCTAGCTTCTGGACTGTCGAAACAGTTTTGTCTATTTGTTGGTCCATCTTACTAAAATCAATTGCAGAAAGAGTTTTAAGACTGTTTGTCAACGAACTCATTTGTCTGATTGTATTCACAACGTTTTTTGTAGTGTCTTGCAATCTTTCTAATACAGCTACAAGTCTGTTTGCTTGTTCAATCGCTTTCTCAAATTGTGTGTCGAGTTGCACTCCGACCTCAGTGTCATAATCCGCCATTATTCCACCTCGCTTTCTCATATAAAAAAGCTATCAATAAACTGATAGCATTGCCTGTCTAAATTCTATTTCTTTATCTTGTTCTGTCTTAACATTTTCTTTTTCATCAGACAAAGACAAAGGCAAATTAGGATAATCGAATGTTTTACTAGAATCTTTTGACATAATTTTACTTACTACATCTACAAGCGCAAGTCTGTCATACAATCCTCCATACCATGCCATTTTCTCTATTTTATTGTTATATGCCTTAAAATAGATGTGCATTAATTCTACATCTTCATATAATGCTTGCTCAGGTGTCATGCCTGATTCAATTGCTTGAGGTAATAGATATTCGTAAAAATATTCCTCAAATGTTAAGCCTGCATACTTGCTTTCGATGTTCTTTTGGATTTGGGTTTCTTGGGCGATTTCATCTTCGCCATCAGTGTAAAAACTTTTTCATACACCTCTTCAAATCTAGCACTTACTTCTTCAAATCCAAGATTTTCTTCCATATCCCAAACGATATTGCTCCATTCATCTTTTGTTAACTCTCTGTATTCAGGATTGTTATGCAGTAAGATGTACATTAGATCATGTGGTGTGATAAATTTGTCTAATCTTTCAAAATCATCAACATATGGCAATATTTCTACCATTTGTTTTAGTATATCTACACTACTATCATTAGATTGTTCATTTTCTTTTCCTAATTCTTTTTCCGGTTCTTTTTCTGATACTTCGATTGCAATTTTAAACAAATCTGGATTGATTGTTTTTAGATTCTGTTTTTGTAATTGCTCAATTTCCATCATGGCGGCATTAGACATTCTAAAAGATAATTTCTTACCGCCATAATTATAACTAAATAAATCCATTTCATTACCTCCTTTTTTATATGAGAAAATCACGCCCAATTAAGAGCGTGATAATTATGCACTTGGTGTAGTTGTTTTAGGTACAATCACATGAATAGTTGTATTCCAAGAAGCATATCCTTCCTTAGTTCCTGTAATATCAATGATACAAGAACCTGCTTTCTTACCTGTAATCGTCAATTTATCATCTGATAGTGTTGCTGTTGCTGTAGCTTCATCTGTAGATTTAACAGTTGCAGTCATACCCTCTGTCAATAAAGGAATATTTACGATCATTGTGCCTGTCATTGTTTCTAATTCAACATTAGATTCAATCGCACCAAATTTAACCGTTGGTTTCAACATTGGAAAGCAGTCACGTACATATTCAGGCGTTGAGCGTGCTGTAATTTTAAGTGTTCCTTGGAATGCACCATCAGTTTCTACATCATTTGGTGTATAGCTGATTGTTCCTTCATATTTGTATCCTGTGAAATCGGGTGCCACTGACATCAAATGCAATAGCTCTCTAGCTTTCTTTTCTAAGATATCAATAACATCTCTGTGTAAATACAATTCTGTTTCTGGTGCTTCTACAGTGGTTGTTCCTTCAATTTTTGAAATATCTGTATCATTAACCACCTTTATTTCGATTTCTGATGTTGATTTCTTTGGGAAAATCAATTTAACGGTTGGTGCAAGTACACAATATAACCCATCAACTGTATCCATTGCATAGATACCACCACCAGCACCACGTACTGCACGTTTTTCTGGCATTTTAAAAACATCTGACATTTTATCATCTCTCCTTTACAAAAAAAGTGACCGCCCTGTGTCACTCTGTACATTGTTATAAATCATTGTTAATCTGTAAATCTTATCGTCTATATTTGGTGTTGGCTTGCAAGTAGTACGTTTCAATCCATACATATCTTCGCATACCACACTACATAGGTCACATAATTCTCTTGCTATTGTTCTACCAGCAAGCATTTTTGTTCCTTTTTTCATAGGCATGGCATATATATCAATCTTTATCCCTACCAATGATAAAGATACAATACTCATGTTGTCTTTTTTTAGTGCACTGTTTTCAAGTTCTTCTACAATTATTTTCGGATAAACATCGCCATCTGGTGTAGTTGATATCTCAGGATCATATTCACTATTAGCTAACAAATACTCATTTAATGCTTTTAACACACTATCATATGTTTTATGTACTATCATACAGCTTTCCTCAACATTTCATTTATCAATTCATCTAATATACGTTCTGCTTCTCCCTTATAATAGTAATCACTTACTGCGTTATAAAGATAAGCGTGTGCTTCCATACCTCTAGTCCAATGCAAATTGCCTTCATCATCAAAGAAAAACCATCCTGAATCTCCATGACCGTTTTCATCATACTGGTAATCTCCACTATCTGGGTGTGTTCCAGCACCTACAATGCCTGTTCCATATTCTACAAAAGCAGAATAAGGACAAATGTTTCTTAATGTCTTTTTTGTTAAATCGACAACCCAGCTGTTTTCTAATTGATGTGTCAACACATACCAATTACTATTCCCAGTAGTCGCCTTGATGTATTCATTTGCTCTTTCTTGTATAAAAGCAAGTGATCTTTCTACAAAACGTTTTTCCAAAGTTGGCATATCTTTTTGTAGCACTTTAGCAAATTTCAAAAGTTTATTAACACCATTAACAGACAAAGATGTTTTCATCATGTATTTATTTTTTGCCATCATCTATCATCTTTTCAAAATATACTTTAGCTTTGATATTTTGTGGCAACACTGCATCAACACGATAATTTGCATTTTCTCCATTGATTTCTTCTCCTATTGGAGATGCATCGAAAAGATAAGCAACATCATTTTCTTTGATTTTGTTAATCATACGATATGGAACCATTGTTTTACACATACGTTTTATACGATCTCCAAAAACATCAATTTCAGCACTTCCGCTAAGAGTATTGATAGTAGCATAAATACAAAAAGGTTTATCATAAATACTTATGATATTTCCATCAATATCCTTTTCTTTTTTGATAAAAGGAGCTATCCAAATTTTTTTATTCATCTTGGATATCCTACCCTTGGTATGATTTCACTAGCTAATGCTGTAGATATTTCAACACCATCTAGTGTAAATTGATAACCGTTTTCTGAGTATTGCTTTATGCCACCAGTAACACCTAATTTAGTTATTCTGTCCAATGCTTCAATGCACGCTCGTTTTATCCATGATCTTGCCATGGAATTAAATGATGTTATGGTAGGGTCATTAGACAGTCGCAAATAATGATAAACAGAAAATTCGATTACTTCTATAAAATCATCTTCTAGCAAGTATTCATATTCTGCATATTTATCTGACAATCGTTTTAGTAAATCTGGAAATTCAGCTTTAACATCAAATTCCATGCCATCACCTTATTTCTTTTTTTCTTCTTTTGGTTCTTCTTCTGTAACTTTTTCTTCTTTTGGTTCTGTTTCTTCCACAATAATAGAAGAAACAGTTTTATTGGATACCTTAACCACTTTTTCATTTTCAGCATCCCACGAATCAATCATTTTAATATTCAATCGCTTACGAATTTCACTTTCTGTATAAATACATCCATTTGCATCCACTTTATCTACAGGATTTTTAAAATCTACCTCTACACGATTAGCAGATACAGCACAAGGGAAAGCCTTACAGCCTGTTGTATAATAAGGCTTTCCGTCTTTAGATAATAAATATGCCATATGCTTATCCGTTTGAAATGATTTCAGCGATTGCAATATTCTTGTGGTTGAATTTTAATTCCCAGTTTGCAGGGTTTGCTAATTCTGCGCGTGTAGGTGATTCCTCTGCGATATTATCAATCTTAATTGAGAAACCATTAGGGTGGATTACTTTTGCCTGTTTTGTATAGATTTTTTCAACGCCACCTTTTTCTTCATCATCGTATTTAGTACCGTATGCACGATGAACTTGTTTTGGACAAGTTAAGAATACGCCGCGTCCAAACATATATGTATGATAAATTGGGAAACCTACTACAGATGTATCAACTGTATTCGTATCAGTCTCCAACACGATCATGTTTCCCATCATAGGTACTTCAATATCAGCATTTAAAATTGGAGAAAACATTTTCTTGTTTTCAATTAATTCTTTTTTCTTGTAATTTGTGGCAACTTGTGAATGCATAATTGCAAGACTAAATTGTGTACGCTTGTCTCCTAATGCTTTTTGACCTAAATCTAAGTGTGTTGTTAGATCAATCTTGTTAGCATCTGTAATTGATCCAGCTGTAACAGATAAATCAGTTTTATGACTAGCCATTGCATCCAATCCCATGATACCTTTTGTGATTGCCATTAATTCTGCTTCCCACTGATTTGTCCAATATGGAATAACTAAGTTATTCGCAAGATTATGTAATGGTGATTCTCCTGTTAAATATCTTGTATATGTTTCTTCATACCAAGATTTCATTCTAGCCATTGCCATGTATGTCTGTTTGCTACCTTTTAATGCAGTTGGCTTGTTGTCTGTTTTTCCATCATCGTTTAAAGCATCTGGTTCTCCATCTACAGGTAGAAAAAATGGTACTGTTCCTACATTTCCACTTTTCCCTACTGCTTTTTCAATAATTGGGTCTTCGACCATGATTCCTGAAGCTAAGATTCTGTTATTTAAGCAAGATTGTTCTTGCATGTAATCAGCAAATGCTTCAGCATCAAATGCAAAATTGTTTACTATTCCTAAACGAGGCATATTCTAATCATCCTTTCTTATCTTCCTGATAGTTGTTTGTACAATTCAGGGTCTTTTAGTTTTAATGCGATTCTTTCATCTAAAGTCATTTTTGCAAAAGATTCAGCATTTACTTCTGTTCCACCGTTTCCACCGCCTGATGGTTTATCAATGCCATTTAACTTAAGCTGTGCGATTTCATCATCTTTTGCTTTAATGATGTTTTTCAAAGCTGTGTTAAATGCTTTTGCAATTTTTTCACTGTCTCCTTCTAAAAAAGCATCGGCAATTGAATCAACATCTTTTTCTCCAACTCCGCCTTTTAGTAGATTTGTTGATAAAACAGACTTGCGCTGAAAATCTTCTAATTCTTTAATTTTCTGATTTTTTTCTTCCTGTTCTTGTGCAAATTTTTCTTCATCTGTCTGTTTTGCTTTTAATGTTTTTTTCAAATTGGCTAATTCTGTTGACAACCTATCAAATTGCGTTTTAGGTACCATTTGTGGTTCTTGTGGATCATTTCCACCAGCTCCTGCACCATCATCTCCGCCATCTCCCGATTCCGCAAAACATTGAATGTCTAATGGAAATCTAAGTTTTTTGTTTAAATCTTTCATAAAAAATTCCTCCTTGCGTTTGTTAAGTAGGCTTCTCTGCCCCATGTTGCGTTTTTTATGGCTAGACTTCTCTGTCTATTTGCGTTTTATTGTCTTCTCTGACATAAAAAAAGCCACCATCATGTGGTAGCTGTTTTACTATTTTTATTTGGCTCTGTTTTTTTATTTATATCAGCCTGTTGTTTCATTGTTTCTAAACTTTCTTTTTTCTTCTTTTCTTTATTAGCAACCCAATCTCTAGCAACTTCATGACTATTAGATGTAATACCAACAATATTTAATGCAACTTCCTCAGGCATATCCATTTCATTCAATGTCTGTAATGCCTGTGTTTTTGTGATTAGGTTATTGCTTCTTGTACGATTAAAATTAATTTCGATATCAGTTTCATACAAGTCTTTCACAGGACATTTAGGTGTCATGCGACAAATGGCTAACTGAATCTCAAACATTCGCATATCGCCATCTTTTAATGGTTCCTCGTTTTGATTTGCTACAATGTTAGCATTTTCCCATCCACCGCCTAATTCTCTTGCTTCTCCAGTGTCTCCACCAGATGTACTCTTTTGAGTAGGTTGAGGTACACCAACTATGTTATAACACCATTTAATTGCTGTTTCATATCTTGCCATAACATCAGATTGCTGTAACTGATTCACTAAGTATTTCGCCTCAGCTGGTTTACTAGGATCTGTTGTTATCAACTGCAATGATCCAGTTTCATCGATATTCTGCTTATCGTCTTTATTGATTGTCATATTGTAAATAACCAATATACTATTAACAAAATCGTTTATGCTGTCGATTGAATCACTGCTCATATTATTGATTGCATCAAAAATCGTTTCATTTATATCTATCACACCCATACGAGCACTGTTAGTATAAAATTCTACGATTGGTATTTTACCTAAATAATTAGGCTTTTTACTTTTGAAATTTATTCCATCCCAAGCAGGACATAAAGAATAACATCTAAATTTATAAATGAAATCCCTTGTATAGATTATTATTTCAAATTCCGTTTCATTAGGATTTGGACTGTCTATTGTAGTTATAATACCTGCCATCAGTTTCTTTTTTGTATAATCACTTGAATAAACAACAAAAGTTGTTTCATTATCAAGATTGAACATTTCAAAAGGTGTTTGTTTCTCATAATTTGTATTACCAGCATATACTTTTGGCAATGACATTCGATAAGCATTCCCACACTTGAATATTGTTTCTCCCAACTCAATGTCTTTAAATGCTTTACCACATAACTTTAAATACCGATTTAGATATGTAATGCTATCTGAATCAGTTCCATCATCTGCACAAGAATATTTAACTGGGTTTCCATACATATACCCTTTCTTAAATTCTATCTGATAAAAAGCATGGTTTTCATTTATGATAGTATTCATTTTACTTCCTGAATTGAAAGGACGTTCTTTTTCCCAAATATGTGATTCTCCACGATATACCTTTTCAAAATGTCTACAATCAGATGCATTTTCAGCATGTATTCTCAAAATATCAGGTAGCCACTTAATAAGTGTAACTTCATTTAATGAAGATTCTAAAACTGGAATCCTGATTACTTTTCTGCCAAAACGATATCTAGTAGATGGTATAACTTTTCTTGTAGATGTTGTTAATGGTGCTTCTGGTAAAATGCCATCACAATCCACTATGTTCTTAGATTTAGTTACTTGTTCTTCCATTTCATCACCTCCTATATTCCAAGTGTATAACGATTAAATGTTTGTACCCGCGCTGGCTTTCCACTTTCTTTTACAAATTCCATAACAAACAATCCGACACTATCAGGAGAATCATCAAATTTGTTAGGATATTCAAAGCTAAATGCAGTAAGATCATCCATAGCCTTGCCTATATCAGTATTACTGGAATACAAGCCTTTCTTTGGATAAACAATATTATTGCGAATATAACCCTGGTTATCTTTGATACGCTGTTCTTTGTTTTGACTAGAGAACTTTTCTATAATCGTACAGCCGAAATATCTCCGCTGCTTCAACTTTTCTTCTATTACATACTTAAGTGATGTATCTGTATTGTTCTCGATTACCAGATAACTAAGTTGGTGTTCAACTATCTTATCTGCGATATCGTCATACAATTCATCCATTGACTTCTTTTTATAAAGCCAATCCTTTACATAATACAAATCATCATACTTGTATAAGATAGGCATTGACACATAGTTCTTTCCTTTTCTTGCGGGATCCAAACTAGCATATCTAACAACTTCTTTTGTAACCTCTGGAAACGTATCCCATTGTTGTAAATTTGCCCAGTCGAATTCCAGTCCTTCAGGAGATATAGGATCTTGCTGATACACACACATCCAAAGAAATCTACTCATATGAGAACGTTTCTTTTTCAATGCTAATGACGAATATCGTTTAGGACATGTAGATTCATCATTTTCATCAAGTGCAGGTATACCAATAAAAACTGCTGTTCCAGTTTTTGTAAGTTCAGTGTATTTATATTTATCACTAGGTACAAGTTCATCATCTTCCAATGCACGATCATACATAACATTTAGTAAATCTGTGTCCGCCCACATCGTTCCAAGTAACATGACTTTTAAGTTATCTCCATCAGCACGAGAACTCCATGTGGATTCATAACGGTCAACCATTTTCTTATGTAACGTCTTGTTATAACTCTCTGAATCATCTTTTAGCAAATCATCTATCATCAAGATATGAGCACGTTTTCCAGTTGATTGCCCTTCCCTTGTAACAGCAAACAGATTATATTCATCTTCACTGTCAGCCATACAAAAATGATATTTTGTAGCACTTCTAAAAATATTATCTCCTTGGTATTTCTGATACCTTGGGAATATTTCTCTGAACGCTTTTGAATTGATGATTGCTCTCGTCTGATTAGTTGTAGTAATACATAGATCATCTGCATATGTGATACGTAATATCTGTATGTTCGGGTTATTACCGCAACTTTGAGCAACAAATAGATTTCCAAAATATGACTTTCCCATTGAAGGCATAAGAGAAGCACGCATCATGTTTAATTTATCTGAAACAGCAAATATATCAGCATAATAAAACATGGTTTCAATGGATTCCATTGTTTTATCCCATACTTTTTTATTTTTGTATTGCTCTATGTACAAAGCAAAATTTTTAAGTATACGCCTTGATGATAAAGCAAAGTATAATTTATGCAATGCATGTAAATCATTTGCTAACGATTCACTCTTGGTCTTTAATATTGCCTCTCTAAGTTTTGGCATTATTACAGTATCAGCTAATTCACATATCCTATGCTGTTGTTTAACGTTATTAATGGATTCACAATATTCATATTGCAAGATCATTGCATCATAAAGATTAGATGCGACATTATACATCAGTCTTACATTTGAAAAATTGGTGCGAAGAAACACCATTTTGTATTCATATACTAATTTTGATACATCTTGCATCATCTTACCTAAAAGTCAAATGTTGCATCTTCATTAGGTTCTGGTTCAGGAATACTATAAGGGGTGTTTTCTTCAATTTTTATTCCAACAACAACGATATTACGTTTTCGCTGAATAAACAAAATATCTTTCACAACTACTTCATCATCAGGCAACATTGGGAGTTCTGAAAAAATGCGAACGTATATAAATCCAGTTTTATTCTTTCCATCCGCCGATTTGTTTAAATCTAAAATTTGTAACTGCTGATACTTGCCAAATTCATTTTCGCCATATCCGACATTCTCACTTTTTTCAGGATCGTCCTTGTACAACATATTTGGTCTTAATTTTATCTTAGTACCTATTTTAATCATAATTCCACCTCGTTTCTCATCACTTTGCGTTTATATTTTTACTGGCTATTTCAATTAATGGTCGTGATACCTTGAATTGAACAAGAATCAAGCGCTTATAAGGCACCCGCTCTGCCATTGAGCTATATCACGATGTTTGCTATACAGACAAGGCGATATGTACTGTATAGCTTTTTTGTATTTTGCAGGACTTTTTTTGATTGTAAAAGTAGATTGGAGGATACACCGAAAGGAAAAACATGAAAAACCCTTTTGCCTGCCACATCACTCTATTATGCGAGTGAAACCATAGTTGAAATCTAATCTATGATGTCATATCTTATTTGGCATACCCACTCGGACTTGAACCGAGAACAACAGTTTTGGAGACTGTCATGTTACCATTACACCATAGGTATAAATAAAAAGGGAGGTTCTCTCCCTGTTGCTGTGCGTATAGCACACTTTGTTGAAGATTTTAAACCATCAGAACCCAGTCTCTTCTTTCGTTTTTTTGTGCGATGGCCATAGTTGATCGTTCCCCTGCACACGGTTATGGAACTGCCTATAGAAATAAATTAAAAAAGGCACCCAATTGGATGCCCAGCAAATAGGTTCATGTAGAATTTCCTACCGCTAACGTTTTGCAATCTTTTAGGTGTTGCTACCTAGTTGAAAATTCAATACCTAGCAGGAACGTACCAGATACCAAACACGAGCACGCGGATGCTCTTTACGTAAAAATGGAAGCGACCTTTTTAGCCACTTCCATCTTACACGCGTATTATAGCACACTTTTGTCAAGATTAAAAGTATACTTTTTACTTTTTTTGGTGCGATATATCTATTGATATCTACCGTTTTATGGTTAAAATCAGAGATTTAATGGTTTCAAAATGCTGAAATATACATGGAATTGAAATTTTTTTCGTGTGGAATGGTGGGGTAAGTAAGCCCCCATGCATTGATTTGAAATAGGGGTGGGGTATGCTTGTATCTATAATATAAGCTGTATCAATGTATCTTAAACGTTCGTATATGATACAATAACTAAACTATGTTAATAAATTGTACCATAATAACCACGTTTAATTATGTGATAATGACCTTATTATATTTATTTGTACGTACATATTGTGATGTGAACTGTTCTTACTCCATCCATTTCCTCAACTCTCAAACTCTCATCCTCTGTATATATCCAATACTAGAGTATATTATATAACACATAACATAACAATAACATTAATGATTAATATACATAGTAGTTATAATAAACATATGATATATACTACGTCATAGCCACATACCACGACCATATGCCACCATACAAGGCACCGTATTTAATGACCTAATACAAATATATACATAGATACAAACAACGCCTATAATGACCGTATGACCTATCATACCACCTACCACTATACATGCACACATAAAAGCAACTTGTATCATCATATCATACACAAATATAATGTAATCAACATATAACATCATCTCCATACCACTACTATATCATCATAGCACCTATAAACATTGCGTATAAGACCACATACCACAATCACATGTATAAACTCAAAGATATATTTAACATTGCTCATATCAATCAAAACCATGAAATACAAAAAGAATAAGAATGAATCAATATTTATAAAAACATAATAAAAGCCAGATCAATTTTAATAATCAATCTGGCTAATATCTATTTATATCCATCATCTGTGCTTTAACAATCCAGTGAACAATCCTACTATGCCACCTAATATACTGCTGATCAATCTAATTATAAACACTCGATTTATACCTCCTTTACATGGTACTATATATCCAATACTACATAGTATTTATAAATATACTATAACATCAATAACAATAATAATAAATATACTATGTAGATTTAATAAACTACGTTTTAATGCCACCCATCTAATGTCAGCGTTTGACCTGTACCGTCTTCCCATCCATCATTGATTGGGTCGGCTCCGTGCAATATATCAAATATACAGCTTGCCATATCATCCGTTACGATACAACCTAAATGTTCGTTATCATCGTTATAAAATTGAATGATTTCATAACTATCTATGATTGCATAATATTCATCAAATGAATATACTTCATATAAATAACTATCTAAATTCTGTCTGATTTCTTCTATTCTTTTCATTTTTTCATCCTCACTTAATTTCTCATTTTTCATTTCTATTTCTTTATTCATTTCATCGAACGCCGCGATCACAATTGCTATTTTATTCCCTACTTCATAATTATTCAGCGCCATGCCTATTTGCTCTTCGTTGTAATGCACATCGTCAAATCCTGCTAAATTGCCACTTACGCCATGATTAATGATTGCAAACCATCCACCATTTATGTGGGTGCCATAGATTACGAGATAATTAGAGCCTTCGTAATCGATTGATAACTCTTCTCTTGCTGTTGCTTCATAAACGTACGTTAAATCATTTTCTTTCATCTTCAATTCTCCTCTTTTCTGCCTTTTCAAAGGCTACTTCTAACATTGTTCTGGTTATTCTGTACATCACGTAAATAAATATGATGTTTTGTGTTGGGATCATGTTTTTTTACTCCTATAATTTCTTAAATTCTTCAAACTTCCAAATATGTTTTTTTGCTTGTTCTATGTTTTTATAGAGTTGAGCACCTAATTCATGCGCAAAGTCTAACCCTTTTTTTTCTAGTTTTTGAATTGTTTGCAAGTCTATGTTTCTCACATCTTCATCATTATCATTACATGTACAACAAGAGCCATATTTAATAGACGGGATATATTCCAAATAAACATTAAACCCGAATAAATAGCCTTTTTTGATATACAATAGATTTTGTTTAGGTGTTACAACAAAAAACCAGTCATATTCTCTATTATCACTTGCGTATATTTCATAACCATATTCTTTTAATTGTAGTAATTCGTGTTTCATTTGTTCATATTCCATTTTTGACATATTACTTACCACCTTTCAAATTTGGGCATAAACCCAAGCCACCATCAATTCGTGGCACACGTCTAAATGCTTGTCTATGTATACATTCCTTGTTATCACAAATTGTACAATCACATTTTACAAATTCTTCATAAGACATTTTCCATGATGTATTATTTTCAAATTCTTCTCTAGTAATACCGCCATTAAATTTAATAACTAGCTGTTCCGCTTCATCTAATGTTTTACAAAACTTCCCATTTCCGCAATAATTCCAATTTTTACCATCAACGCTAGTTAATATTTGTACGTTGTATGGATATTCACTATTTTCAGATTTAACGATTCTTGCTTTATTCATGTTCTTTTCCTCCTTGCCTCATCTTGGCATTTAGTAACTGATCAGTATTTATTTACGATGTAGCAAGGTGCGTTTTATCGTCCGTGGTGGGTTGCTCGCTCCCTTGCTACACCCATATAATAACACTTTTGTTATGTTTGTCAACACTTTTATTATACATTTTTGTTATTTTTAATATTTTTAGTGTTATTTAACATAACCATTGTATTATCATCATACAGCATGTTATAATATAAACGATTGGAGGTATATATATGATTGGAAATAAAGTGAAAGCACTTCTTGAACTAACTAATAGTAATGTACTTAAATTTTGCGAAATTCTGAACGTATTACCACCCGCAATGTACAGAAAACTAAATAAAAATACATTTAAAGCGGATGAATTAATCAAATTAGCATACCTTACCGGTACAGATCTAGCATTCATCGATAAGACCACCGGTAAACCTGTGATCACATTTGATATTTCAGATATTCCAGATAAAAAGTCTTAATAGTTCACGCACGTGCATATACGTGTGGCTTTCATCATGCCCAGTAAATCTAACACCTCTAAGATTATGTGATAGCTATAAAATCATGCAATTTATCTAAGGGGGTATGTGCGGGTTGCAAACTGTTTGCGACTTTTGGGTACAAAAAAACCGTTACAATTTTCTGTAGCGGTTTTTATTATGATGGGGTATGTGTTGGTGTTAATCTGTTTGTAACTCTCCACGATCTTGCAATCTTTTAATTACTCTATTGACTTGTGCCCTGCTGGTGTCAAGTATAAAAGCAATTTCTGATTTACTTTTGCCTTTTAAATACAAAGATTTAATATCATACTCTTTTTCTGTGTTGATTGGTTTCCCTAGCTTAATACCTTGTGCTTTTTTTGCTTGTAATGCTTCTGATGTTCTCTTACTGATTTTCACACGTTCTGTTTCTGACACATAACAAAGAGTTTCTAAAACAATTGATTTGATAAATTTCATGTTAAGGTCTACCTTACCATCGCCATCATAAATTGATTTAGCAAGTAATGGCATATCAATAACAATAACATTAATATCATTGTCACTAAACCATTTCCATTCTTCTTTTATGCCATCCCAATCCCTTCCTAAGCGATCAAGTTCTTTGATAATGACTGTATCTCCTGATTTAACAAATTCTTTCAATTCATTATAACCTTTACGATTCCAAGTCTTACCTGTTATCTTATCTTCAAACTGTTTATCCAATACCACATTATTTTCATTGCACCAATCGTTTATAGCTTTATACTGTCTATCAAATTCTTGCTTGTCTGTTGAAACTCTAACATATCCATAATACATATTTATCACTCCTTGATGTATCATTATTATCTACACCATTATGATACACCACGATACTTATTTTATCAACCATTTTAGCATTTATTTTTGATTAATCATCTTAAATCCCATGTTTTCAAGCTCACGTTGTAGTTCTTCAGGACTTTTTGTTTTACCAGCTGATTTATTGTTATCATTCTCTTCTTTCTGTGTAACAAAATTCTGACCATGATTACCTGCAATTTGACTTCTAAACTTAGTAAGTGATGCTTTGCTATATCCTAGCTGGCCTGCCGCCATTTGACTTTCAATGATAAAATCATCTACCATTTGCATCACCGCTTTAATGTCCTCTGGAGAATCATTTAACATCTGTTTGTATACTTGTGCAGTCCAACCCATGAACATACAGAAATTTTCAATGGATGGGATAAAAACAGTAATCAAATTGATTTTAGATATTACTTCTTGGTATCTTTCCAAACAAACCATAACTTCTTCTGGGTTCTCAAACAACCTAGTATGTATATCTTCATAACTGTTTCCAGTTGCTAGATACTGACAAATCGTCGGATACATAAAATCAGGCTTCTTTTTATTATTTGCTAATTGATTGATTAAATCATCAACAATAAAGCATTTATCATTTATCCAATCTGTTACTGTTTTGCCCATTTCCTAATATCCCTTCTAAAATTGATTTCATAATTGGGTTATTGTCTGCTAATTCAACTAAACTGTTAATTCTTTCCATTTGCTCTAATGCTTTTTCATTGGTTTCTATTGATGCTTTTTGCAACTCTAATTCTTTCATTGCTTTAAAATGCTGATAAGACTTAAATAAAGTCATAATTATAACTAATGACAGTGTCGCAAATATAAAACGTAAACATAAATCATAAAAATCTAAATTACTCATATTTTTACCTCCAACATCGCTTTAATTGCTTTGTTTATTAATTTGTATATGTAATTTTTGTTTTTTAAATTAAATTCTTTCATGATAAATTCTTGTGATTGTTTTTCCTGAAACACATAATAAATCACATCTTTATTTCTGTCCGAAATATGCTGTAATCTGTAATTTATATTATTTACTACATCGTAAATCAAAGCATTTCTTTCATATTCCTCTGCTTCTTTCTGATATCCTACAATCTGTAATAAGTTTTTTTCGTTGCTGTTACAAGGAAATGAGCATGAGCAACCATTACCTATACTTCCATAAGAAATTCCTTTTGCACCAAGCAGATTTTTTAATTTTTCTTCTTTTTCATCTTTCTTTTGCCATATTTCATCCGCCTTGTGTAAATTATGATAATACAATTCCAGCACGTTGCTCATGCATTTGATATCTTGATCATCCACCATACTATCCACACTCCCTTACAAATGCTCTCATCTTATCAGCACTAACACCTAGTGTCTTTGCTAGATCATCAGACTTGATTCCAGCATTTATACACAGGTCAATCATTTCACGAGTGATATAAACACCTTGTCGCATTTTCTTCTCTGCTTTGTATCGTGCTTCGTTGCATTCAGTTACAATCTTACTTTCTCTGTTCTTTTGACAGCGCATACCTGCTTGAAAGCACAATTTACCATATGCTTGTATCAATCTAATAATTTGATTTTTTGCAGATGTACATTTGATACTAAGCAAACGATTAACCTCTGCTAAATTACCATATGCCTTTGATAGATAATCTTTAAGCAGCCAGTCCATATCTGGTTCGCAATATTGTTCAAAGCCTTGCAGATTATCACTCATCTATCAAACACCACTCTTTCCAAGCTTCTTTAGATTTACAATCTCTTTGACAATTGTCTTCTTGTAATGGGCAAATAGGATCGTCGCAATCGGTATATGTAAGACACATAATAGCTATTCTTTCACACGCCTTATCAAGTGCTCGTTCTAGTTTTTCACTTCTATCACATTCGCTGTAGTATTCGTGTTTGTAGTAATCTAATTTAGATTGCAATTTTGCAAAATCATATTGTTCATTATTCATCTTCATCACTCCAATCTAAATATGCTTTATTGTTTGTAACTTCGATTTTTGGGAACTTAATATTTTGCCCACAATTATGACAATGTGAATCATCATTTTTAACTGGTTTTTTACAATTTGGACAATAATATCTCGTGTATCTATGTCCTTTCCAACCTTTTGGGCATAAAACAAATTTTTCTTCAAATAAATCTACTAATTCTTGTAATGTGTCAATATCTTCTTGATGTTCATAAACTATCGGTTCTTCAAAATTTTCAGCCATTTGCAACTGTGAGCTAGACCAAGCATCTGTTGGTTCTTTTAAATTATCTAATGCTTCTTGATATTTATTCATATGTGTTACTCCTTAGGTAATTCAGCACGAACACCGTCTTTGCATTCATGGATAATAAATTTTCCATCTCCTGTAAATTGAATACCTGATTTATCTTGTTGTACTATGTAAACTTCTGGTTTTTCATCCGCATGCATTGGTCTATATGTACACCAAATCATTTCATCATCTTGAATGTTGTAATTAATAAATTTATATCCATCTGGAATATTAATGTCTTTTGTTCCACCATATTGTGTTACTTTACCATTGCTTCCACATCCACACAAAAGTGTAGCTAATACACCTAATGCTAATATTTTTTTCTTCATTTTTTTAATTTCTCCTTTTAAAATGGCAAATCATCAGGATCTATTACAAGTTCATCACTTTGTTCCTGTTGGTTCCAATTTGTTTCAGTTTGTTGTGTATTTGATTTAGTATCCAAGAACTGTACACTCTCAACTAAAACTTCAGTGATAAACACTTTTTTACCGTCTTTTCCATCATAACTGCGTGTTTGGATTCTGCCTTCCACTCCAATTTGAGAGCCTTTATGCATATATCCAGCAACATTATCAGCAACTTTATTCCAAGCCACACAATTTATGAAATCAGCTGTTGGCTGACCTTCTTGTTTACTTCTACGATCACATGCAACGGTAAATGATGTTACGCTTGCACCTGATTGTGTTTTTCTTAAGACTGGATCTTTTGCAAGACGTCCAATTAATACTGCTCGATTAATCACTTATCTTCACTCTCCTCATATACAACTTCTACTACTTCCACATTTCTTTGATTGATAATCGCTGTACCTCCTCCCGGAGTTTCAATTTCTTCGTTATCCCACATTTCTTTAAATTCTTCCATTGGCATATCATGGCAGATAGTATCATGAAAAAATTTAATAACTTTTTCTTCATCTTTTTGTTTACTGCCTATTAAATGCCAATTTTCGTCATCATAATATTTTGCCAATCTTAGAATCAATCCGTCTAATGATGTCTTTGTCCCTGTTACCAATCCCCATACAATACGTGTTATCATACTTTACTCCATTGCAAAATCCGGCTTTGGATTTTGACTAACCTCGATGTAATATGGTCTAATAATATCCATGCGTTTAACAACAGCTGTAGGGCAATATTTACATACATACTCCATATTATTTTTAATTATTGCATCTCTTATCTTTGTTGCTGATAACCCATTGTAATGTTGTGATCTATCCAACAACTCAAGTGTGATATAATCTTTTACTTCACTGTCAAACCACCCATTGATAATTGCGGGATCGTCATTGTAGTAAATCGCAAAACGCTTGGACTGGATACGAGAAACAACATTGTAGTAAAAATATCTACCCCACTCAATCGTTTCATTTGTGTCATTTTCATATGACCAGTCTGGTATTTCAAACACATCCACCCTGGTAGCCGCTACCCCTACTCTTTCAATCAACGCTTCTAGTAATATCTGCTTACGAAAATCAATAGTAAACGGATTACGTAGCATATCTACCTTGTTAGCACTGCCCAAGCACACATACACCTTTTCGCACTCTTTAAGTGCCTTTTCGATTATATCCAAGTGAGCAATATGCAATGGTTGCATCCTTGCCAAAAACAGTCCAATTTTATGTTTATACTTCATTTTCGTTCTCCTCCATTTTATAAGGGCAATATCTTAATGATGTTTTTATCAATTTAAATCCAATATACCAACAAGCTTTTGTCATTCTTTTATTAGTTTTCTTTTCATATTTTTCTGCACATTCTTCTAGTTTTGGGTGTCTACATTTATACCCGCCAGCTAATCCTGTTCCACCATAATGGCAATATTTGCATTCTTTACATTTCATTAATATTATCCTCACTCATCAAACACACAGCCATATCCACGTTCTAAATCACAGTACGTTTTATGGCGTTTTTCGATTTCTTCATTTACTCTTCCATTCAACCTAGCTAATTTAAAATCAATGACTTTTTGTATATCTTCATTTTTAATTTTGTGCATCATTCTAACTTGCTCAATCATGATTAATACATCTGCCATTTCTTCCATAATTTGTGGTTCATTATTTACATTGCGATAATACTTGCAAATTTCTTTTTGTAATTCTGATATTTCCTCCAGCAACATATCATGTTGTGATCGGCTACCGTATGTATCTATTGCACTCTGCAATATTTGCTCATCCATTTTATATTCCATTTTTATTCCTCTTCTTCATCTTCGATTTCTTCTACATCTACACCAAATCCACATTCATGAATTGTTTCTCTCAACATTTCCCAAGCCATTTTTTCTGCTTCTTTTTCTGTATCTGCCTCAATTTCAATTTCTTCATTAAAATCATATTTAACTCTATATTTTTTCATGTTTTAATCTCTTTCTAATATTTTATTATTTTTTATATTCATCCCAAGATACTGATTTAAATGTTGCTTTCATATTTACCCATCTACAAAAGTCTTTAATCTCTTTACTTTTTTTGTACTGAGGATTGTTAAAATCAATGTATCCCATCGCAAATGGATTTACTCCTAAATCTTTTAAAGTTAGAACTCTTTCTAAATCTTCGTTAATAACATAAGGCTGTTTAAATCCAACCAAGCAATAGCAAGTTATTTTATACGGTTTAATATATTTAAGTAAAATATCCAAGCCATGAAGTACGATATCTTTATCTTCATAATTATCCCATGCAACATATACTTGCTTTATTTTTACAGTTGATAATGCTTTAGCCATTTCTTCTGTCATAATTCTTAAATCTAAACCTTGAGTAAAAGATATTGGTTGATTATATGACCTTAATATTTCAATGTTTTCTCTCCACTGTGGACAAGCAAATAAATTATTGTCCAATAACATTACCCATTTACCATTTGGATTTAATTCTAATGGTTTAACTTGATGTATAATTCCTTCTTTAATTGGCACAACGCAAAATGGACATTTTCTTATACACCCTCTACTCAAAAATTGTATTGAGTAATCACAATCATGGTATAAACTATAATCAAGTTCTGTTATACTTTCTATTTCAGTTGGTAGTTGCGATTTAACATCTATTCCTGTCCCCCCCCGAAATATCTTTGCACCTACAGGGTAATAATTAAAATCAGGACTAAATGTAAATATTTTGCTCTCATAAAAGATATCAGTATCGTACATATCAAACATTGGGTCATACCAATTAACATCATCTCCAAGTGATTTATGATATGATGATATCTTCATGATGGCTATATTTGGTATTTTTGAATCATTAGCAAGTAATCTTACTTTCATATTCTCACAACGATTCCTTTCTTTTTACCATTCCATTTTCCACTTTTATTTCTACATACCCTACTACGAAAACTGCCTAAAGTAATTCCAAGAAATTTAGCACATGCTTTAGAATCTCCAACTATTTGCAAATTATCATCTTTGTCATAAACTGCATAATCTGGCTTTTTATTGTTCTTCATCTTCTCACTTCCTTAATTTTACAATCTATGCCACTTTTTGTACGTTCTAAGACGAGTTTTAGCAAAACACGAGTGTATATTCATGTAATTAATTACTCGTCTTAAAACGCTTTTATTTAACCATTTGTTAATTTTTTAGAATCTGTTAATCCGCTGATTAGATTTTTTGCATTATCTGGTAATTTATCAAATTCACGTTTTTCTTTAATTCTAGTTGAATAACCTTTCTTAAACATTGACATAACAACTGTTTGTACTTCACTTACATCCATTAATGCCCAAGTTCTTAATTGATCTGGACTTCCAACACCCGCTTGTACTTCTGGCGGTAACTTAGCAAATTCTTCTTTTGCTTGATATCCGCTGTTACTCAATGCTTTATATACAATGTTCCATGCTGTATCAGCATCAATAGTGTTTGGGTTTGATAACTTACTCATTAAATCAACAATCTGTCCTACAGACGGTGCAAACTGACTGGGATTAGAACGTATGTATGATTTAACTGCTGTCATGACAAGCATAGGATCGTCATTGACAAACATATCAGACCATACAGCTAGTAAATCTTTTTTATCATCCACGCTCATCTTGTTGAATGAATGTGGATATGATGCACGAATAACTCTCAATACATCCCTTGTCTCTTCTTTTGTCAAAACGGTTCATCCTCTCTTGTCAAAAAATCATCTTTACTGCTATTTTTATTTTTCAAAGGGAATAGACCTCTCCATCCTCTTTCAACTGATTGATTAACGATATCTGTTTTTGTTTTATCATCCAAAGCAAGATTATCCAATTGTTTAAGTCCAAGTTCTAATGCATGTACTGTATAGCCTTTCATCTTCTTTCGCATTTCAACAAAATTTGTTAAGGCTTCGGTAAGTTCTGGATTATCAGAATAGCAAGCAATGAGCGAAGCGAACGTCTTTTCTTTTTTATCTTTTTCTTTTACTATACTAACCTTACCTATCCTATCCTTACCTATCCTAGGGATACCAACGGTTGCCATTTGGTTGTCATTTGGTTGACATATGGTTGCCATTTGGTTGTCATGTTCTTCAAAGCCTAATTCTAAAGGCTTTTCTTCGCTTAACTCTTTGAGCGTATATGCACTACTTTTCTTAACTTTTAACATATTTTTCTCTTCAACGTAATCTGTTTCGGTATACCTATCTTTACGTATCAAATTATGCATGAGCCAGTGTTTTATAACTACAACACCACTCTCAAAAGGGATGATAAAACTTTTTGTAATTAGCAATCTCATATCATCATCGCCACATCCGATCATGCGTTGTATCTTCTTAGGATTGTTGATAAAGCCATCATCATCAGCATTCATATTTAAGTGGAAATACAAACATTGAGTAGATTTTGGCATGTCTAAAAACGCATCGCTTTCCGTTATTTTTTTTGTAAACATTCTGCGTTCCGCAATATGCTAACCATCAATTTCTTTTCGTGCTACATTTAATAATCTGAGAGCCATTTTGATATCATCTAATACAGCAGTTTTAGTGGGTACTTTATCCCATTTAGCATAAAATTCTTCCCATGTGTGATATGTATATTTTCTGCAATTATCAAGGTCTTTTTGATATTCTTCTAGCTCTCGCCTTTTCACAATTGCATCTTCAATTAGCCATAAAGCAAATTGTAATTCATTTGCTTCCATTTTATAATTCTCCTGTAAAAGCAAATTTTAAACGTTGAATAAATGACATATCCATCAACTTTTTAATCTCACTGTGTAAATCAGCTTCCAATCTTTCTACTTCTTGTTCTTTTTTATACACTTTTAGTTTAGATTCTCTATAATCATTCTTTAGTTCATTATACTCTTCTCTATTTTTACGAAAATCTACATTTATTTCAGCAATCTGATGTAATAATTCTTTTGCGTTATTTTTCTCAAAATTCATATTTTCTTCTAATATTTTCATTTGCTTGTTGTTAGTATTTAATTTGCTTGTAAATTCATGATTTTCATTCAACAAATTATTTATTAATTCATTTTGTTCATCAAGCCAATTGACAAATTCATAACTCGAATTGAATGGGAATGATATTGATGAATCATCATCAAAAATGATTGTAAATTCATCATCTGAAATTTGCATTCTTGATTTTCCGTTTTTTGATACAAATATAGCTTCACTCATGTTTTACCTCCGTGATCGTGATTTCTGCTCTAGGAACATCACTGTAATATTTATTAACCTCTAACGATACAATTTGGCTATCATCAACATATGCAATTTTGTTTAATGCATCACATATAGCTTTTGCTACATTGTCTGCATCCGGTTTTTTTGTATGCTGTATAGCACCAATTGCCATCAACTGATGTTTCTTTTTACTTGTAGATTTTGGTATTGGGAAGAAAGAGTCAATTTTCATTGACACTTCTCCCTGTAATACTCTTAGTTCATTACAAGATTGTTGATATGATAATCTAACTAAATTTTCATAATTAACAGTATCTTGTGGTGTATATGACGTTACAAAGTTTCCTCTTTTGGCAAATTTAGGTCTGCCTTTTGCTACTGGAATGCCTAATACAGTAAATTTCATCATCCCATTATAACTACTTTCCCTGAATCAATTTGCTCACTTAACTCGCTATATAAATATTCAGAAACTCTTTTTTGAGCAACACATTGCCATTCTCCTCCATCAGCTTCAAATAAAGCTAATTTGCCTCCATCTTCAGCACGCAATAAGTACATAGTTTCTGGTTGCTCAATTTCTCTGTATGTTCTGTATCCTACTAGTTTTACAATCGGTGGAATACTAATTTCTTTTTTCAAAGATACTCCTGTTGTGGCTGTAACTGTATTTGAAATACCATTATCTACTGTTTCTACTTTTGCTTCTGTAGAAATATATTTAATTGTATCTAATAACATTTTTTTATTTTCAGTATCTGCAAAACATGTTTGTAATTGAATAATAAAATTATGAATATCAATAAACCTTCCAAAATTAATATCTGGTTTAATTGGCTCTACAGTAGCTATTGTTACTCTTGATGAATCATCAGCTAATGATGTATGTACTAACATAGTTGTATAAGATGCTTCGATCACTAGCGGTAGAGTTAAATTACAATTATTATTTTCTACTGTAGTTTTAACAAAGTCCACCAAACTTTTAAGAGAATGAAGCTTCATAATTTCTGGCTTGTTTTTTTCTACTTCATACCATCTTTTATTAACAAATGTTTTGCCTAACACATTTTCAACATGAAATGGTTCATTTTCTGCTTTTACTAATTCACTAATCTTTTCTACAAACTCAACTGTTGCATTTTCATTTCTTTCCATTTTATTTTTCTCCTTTATTTATCATTTAATTTAGCTAATACTCTGTCTGCATCCATACCATATAAGACTACTTCTGGTTCAGTAATATCTCCCATGATATTGATTTGTCCATCAGCTTCGCCTGTGATTTCTTGTAAAACATCTACTTTTTCTCCAGTGTCTTGTAAAATCATTTGTGTAATTGACATTGTTTTACCAATAGGCACAATTTTACCTAACTTAGAAGATACAAATGGTATGATGTCTACCTTTTTTTGCGCTCTATTAGGTACATATTTGATTTTTACAATTAACTCACGAGGTTTATCATCAGTTGATGGATCATTGATATTTGCCATGATTTTGTTATGCTCATATTCAGCTTTTTCAAATATCTCTCCATCGTTCATTTCAAGTATATTTTTTTTAACCTTTCTCATTTTCTTCCTCCGTTCTAAAATAATATTTTTTCAGTCTTTCTTCGCCGATTTCATTAATGGCTTT